AGCCAGTGGTCGCTAACCACTACGAGACTGCGCCAACCAGGAACCCTGGCGAGTGCTTATCGTCCTTCACTACCCCGGATGCCCCAGCCTGTTACGGCGGCTGCCATCTCCCGCATTCGCAGAAGGCCCTCCACGGGCTAAATGACAATCTCTTGCGGAGCAGAGACGGGCATATGATCCGGATCGTTTTCACACTCACCCCCACCGCCGAGCTGGCTCGGCATTCCTGGCCAAGGGACCACTTCCCATGTTAATCGTCTCTGAACACTAAGGAGCTAAAGGTAGCAAGCTCCTTCAGGACGATATCTTCTCTAATGCTGACGTAATCTGCAGGCAGAAAACGAAGCAACTCCTCCTTACTCGCCGGCTCCACTTTAAGAGCCGCCAGCTTTCCAAGGAAAGTTAGCCGGGACCAGGGCTTCACAGCCCTGTACGAGTAAGTCCGACGTACAAAACCTACAGACGGGTTAAATACGTCCCTCTTCTTACCTCCCTCCCGACCTGTAGCCCACTGGTGCAGGAACAGAGCTACTTGCTCATCGGGATCTAGGCGTCTGCGGACGCCTAGAAGCAATGTGGAAGGCACGTTGGGTGCCTCCGGCAGACAGGTAAAGTTCCTGTTCCACATTGACCTACCTCGCTCAAAGGCTACGTAGGACTTCGGGTGTAACCGAAGCTGGGAGGGAAGAAATCCCCATTTCTTACCGATCCGAGACCGAACAAAAGCATCAGTCCAGGGAACGCTGCCGGAGACCGCCTTAGCGGCGTGCTGCATTCCGGCAAAATCGGTTTGAAAACCACCTCTCCTCAAGTTGCGAATCTCACGCCACTTGCCCCCTCTTCCTCTTAGGAACCCGGTCGAGTTGATCTCAGCTACGGTTCCGGATCGAATTGTCTTCAGGTCATTTAACAAGTACCCGCTAGGGTAATCTGAAGCTTCGAGAAAACGGTTGGCCGACACAAGGGTGTCGTCACCGTTTACGAGAACATTGCCTTCTTCTCCGCGCAGCGCCCAACGCGCTGCCAGATATGAGTGAAGGCAAAGGAGGGGAAAGGAGAGGTAGCTCCCCATCATCTGCCCATGCGATACTTCCTTTTCCTCACCGGCGCAATCAACCAATGGCCGGAGCGACTGAAACGCTCGTAAGCGAATCGGTCCTGGAATGCGGCTCTTCCGAAGCAAAGAGCCAAGTATTGCCTCTGTCACATCAAGCGACAGGTTGTCTG